GGTGTTAATATAATAAGTTTATTTGAATGTTTGTCATAACCTACAATAATAGGATTTTTAAAATCTTCATTAGTTAACCAATTGTCTATATTAAATCTATCTTTACTTATATTACTTAGTTGTCCACCGTTGTAATAATAAATGCCTTGAGCGTTTACCCAAAAAATTCCATCAGGTGCTTTTGCTATTTGACAAGAATGTTTAACGCCAGCCCCAGACCAAGTGTCTATTAATTCTTCTCCTGCAGAAGTAACTTTTATAGCATAAGCTGTTTTTTCTTTAAATTGAATTAGCTTGTTACCTAAAGATTCTAAAGCTATAATACTTTCACCATCAGATGTAGCTACGTCAATAAAATGAGTTCCGTCATCTGGAAATGAGTCAAACTTATCTGTATCAGCTTTTATCATTCTATCAGGAAATGTTTTATCTCCAATTTTTAAATTACCTATGTAAACTTTTCTATCGACTACTGCTGAAGTTTTATATCTTGCAAATAAATTTGTTCCAGCTTTATATCCAGTTTGCGATTCATATGTAAGTGTTGGAGGAGTTTTAATTGAATCTCCATTTACATTACCTGTAACAAGAGCGCGGTCATCATTAGAACTAGTTGCGTTCCATTCGCTGCTAGATATATCACTTAATCTTAAAATCTCTTCATCGCTATCTTTAGCGTGCATTACATATGTACCATCTTTTAAGTCGACATCATATAACATTGTCCACTCATCTGCTAAACCCCCACCAATAATGTCAACTTGTTTCATATAAATTCTAAAGCCCTCAATACGCTCATTCCAAGTATTAAGTGGAGTTGTGCTATCTTCGGAGTGTCCACCAACTTTAGAATTGTTACATAAAAATGCTATGTAACTTTTAGATATATTTTTTACTGACCTTAAATCTATTGCATTTGATTGAGACATAGGTTGTAAACTTACTTTTGTTACATTAATTGAGTGTAATTTTATATGTTCACTATCTACTCCAGAGCTAAAATTTCTTATTTGAATAGCAACGGGAACTGTTGCGTCAACAGCTCCACTACTAGCGCTTTTAGCAATTCCTGCAAATTCAACTAAACCACTAAAGCCTGCTGGAAATGTTCGTGTTACAGGCACAGCTGCTTGACTTCCAGTACCTGTATCGCTAACATCAGTTGCACCAGGACCAACCCCAACATAAACTCTTATCTCTTCAGTACCAGAGTTTGCATTGTTGATAGTAACAGACCCTGAAACATAATATTCTGTTTCAACTTCCACAACAGATTCTGGGGAAGTTTCGTAAAATATCCAGTTACGAAATGAGCTAGATGTTACAAGTCCAGGACTTTTCCAATCAATATCATGTGAATTATCTTCATCTAAATTTGTAACTGTATGTTCTACCTCAACATTATCAATTGTAAATGTAACAGCTGTAGTGCTTGTTGTGTAAATTTTAAAATCATCTGTGCTATTAGCAGTAATTACAGCGTCAGATACATTAGTAGACGCTGTAGTAATAGTTTGAGCGCTACTTGCAGTACCTCCAATTTCAAAAAAAACTTGTGCTGTACTAGGACCTGATGTAATCTGTATATCAGCTGTCATCTTTAGAGCTACCCTTGGGCCTATAGCTGTTGAGGAGCCGTCAGAACTAACTTTTCCTATAGGAAGCTTACAGCCTTGTTGGGCACCAGAAGTAGAAGTTGTAACTTGCAATTTTCCTGAAGAGTGAGAAACTGAAGCGCCAGAGCCATGAGCGACCCAATCACCTGCGTCACTATTAAATGTACTATTATTAGCGGTATCATGGTCTAACAAGTTATCTGTTAGGCTATGCATATCGTCACCTGTACCTCTAATAGTTCTAAACATAGGTATTGCAGTACCTTTTGTTCTAAACGTATTATCAGGAAATATTAAATTAGGACCTGAATTAAATAATCCTGTAGTAATATCAGACTCTTGTAAAGCTGAGCCACCACCATCATACATGTATGACATTCCAAGTATATATTTATTTTTTAGATTGTCATCCATTATTTCATCTTCAAGTATTACAATTTCTTCACCAGTTTGTACATAACCTACAACATCTGTGTCGGCTGCAATTTTTACTTCTCCTGTATTATCTCCAAAGCCTACAATTTCAAAAACTCCATTTAAAGCTGTTCCTGCTCCTGTAGCTCCTTCTATAGATATAAATTTACCAACAGCAAAATTATAAGTTGAAGATGTTAAATCAACCGCATCTGTTGATGTACCATCCTCACTTACAGCAGCTAATGTAACAGTAACAACAGTTTCAGTACTTGTTGTATCAGAAGTAACAGTTGTGCCATCTTTAAATGCTAATCTAGCATTTTCTCCACCAGAATTTAAAACAATACCTAAATTAACTTCTTCTGGTTCAGATGGATATATACCTTGCGCTGTAAGGTTTGTTCCGTCATATCCTATAACACTTGTGTCAAAAACTTTTAAAGCATCATACTTGGGAGGTTCAGGCATTTGAACATCTTGAATCCATCTATTTATAGTAACGTTAGCTCCAGCTTTATCTAGCATTGGGCGTTTAATGTGACAAAATATTTTAGGAACATTTAACCTAGTTATTGAAGAATTATCAACATGATTTGCTATTTTTGTACCAAACCTACCTCGCTCTACAGTTAATTGGGAATTAGTTTTAGCTGTAATTCTCATTATTTCTGAATTAATTTTTATATATTCATAACTAATTAAACCATGCCCTGCGTCAACATTAAATTGTGTAGTTGCATCTGATGCAATTGCACCATCTGTTTTAGCTTCTATTTGCTCTTCGCCAAAATTAGCATCACATATTCTAACACCATTATCTGCTTTGTAGTAAATAGGTTTAACAGTATTAAGATTAATTAAATTTTCATTATTACCATCATAACCTGTATCATGCACATGGCCTAATTTAATTAAACCATTTTTCCAATGTGAAAATGAAGTGCCATCGGCTATGTCTGTCCAAAAATCAATCCATGCGCCATCATTAGTGCATATATATTCTGTATTAATTTGCTTAGGCTCTCTACCAGATGTATCAGTTCTCTCAAAGTTATAGTCATGCATAAATGAAAATAACCCATATCCTGAAGATATAGGCGTATTATTAACTATTGTCCCTGCTTCTTGATTAGCTGTAGGACTAACTAAAACATCTTCTGCATTGACAGTTGCAAATGCAGACTTTCCATCTCCAGGCATTGTAATTCTGCCTATATTAGAAACGTTTACGTTAGTAGCTTCTACTAACTCTTTATCTTGTATATCTCTTGGGTCAGCCTTTTTATTAATACCACCATCAAAAGATTTTATATGGTATATTTTTTTAGGCATTTAATCCTCTATTAAAGCTTCTTTAACTACTTCTTCAACAGAGTCCCATATTGCATTTAAAATCTTTTCTTCTGTTTTTTCTGATATAAGTGGGATGTCCACATTATCATTCATTTTTTTAATTAATTTTTCTTTCATGTCGTCATTGAATATATATCCAGCAACTATTTTACCAAAACCTGACATCTGTTACTCCTTGTTTATAACACTTTAGTGTTGTTCATATTTTCTATTTTGTAAAAATTTTTCTTTAAGACCGTTGCCACTTAATGCAGCAAGTATTTCTACAATCGCTCTATAGCTTGCTTTTATATCTTTCTGCTCTAATTGCATTTGTTTTTGTGAATCTATTAGCTTTATAACAATACCTTCAAACCTATCATTAGCATCATCTAAATCTTTTTTTAGGTCATCTTGAATCCAGTTATTCTGTTTCCATATAAAATAACCAAAGGCTATTGTCATTGCAACTGGCACTCCAAACTGTTCTATTACTTGAAATATATCCATACTATAACCTAGGTACTGATAAAGACCTTACTCCACTTTTTCTGTGAGGATATTTTTTAATAGTACGTTCATATTTATTTCTATAATACCCTGCTCTTTGCAAATCACCTACATCTTCCAATAGTCTAGATTTTATATAATCTATAATAGATGCATGCAATGAAGTATCTAAACCTGAATTAGCTTTTAAATCATCTTCTACCTGTTCTACTTTACCATACTTAGAATGAGTATGTATACGTAAACCATCTGTTACACTACTGCCAGTAAATGTATCATATTTATCTATTGTAGTTTCAGTTGTGTCACTAACATCATTAGATATAACTTTAGATACAACAGCTAATCTGTCATCATCATTATACCATGCAAAATAACTATTTGGATAGCTTCTTTTATTTATAGCCATTTAATCTCCTATGTTGATGCAATAAAAACTTGAACATCAACAGCACTGCCACCAGGATTTACTTGTATACTTGCTATATCAGCCATTGTACCAAAGCTAGGTGATGTATCTGCTTCTGATAACATTAAATCATCAGCACTACCAAGTATGTGACTTTCACCTGCAGCTAGTTTTACCTGATAAAGTGTTGCTGCTCCTACTATAGCTAACTCTACAGCATTAGTGTCATCTAGGTTTGTAACTCTTATATATTTGCTATTTTCAATATCAATAGCTCCAGCAGCACCATGTACATCTGAATTAAAAGTTGCTACTGTAGTAGTTTGACTTGCTGTACAACTAACTATTCTTTGAAATATATCAGAAATGCTTGAAATATTAAAAGTTTGTGTGCCACCTTGGTTTTTACCATTTACTG